TGAAGATTTTTTTTCTTCTCCAGATAAATTTGAAACTTTAAGTATAGGCTTGACTTCTTGTTTAGCTTTATATTTATCAAACTTATTAAACTTACCATGTTCATTTAAGGCAGCTTTATCTTCTGGTCTTATCATGATTAATAATCTCTTTGTTCAGCCATTCTAAAAATAGATGGGTCAACTTTGTCTTTTTTTCCTAATGCATGATCTGGTCCTAAAGTTCCTTGTTTAACTTTAGCGTTAGGATCAATTGCTAATTTTTCATTCTTAGTTTTAGCAACATCGGGTGCAAGTTCTCCATGCTTGTATCTTTTATTTATGTCCATTGTGTCTCCTAGTTTTTATTAATAATCTTTTTGATCAGCTAATTTAAATAAAGAATCTTGTACATGCTCTTTACCTGATTTAGTAGTATAATCAATATCTCTAATATACTTTTCAGATTCACCTTTTCTAGGTGCATCTTTAGAGAAATCTATATTCTTAGGTTCCTGATTTGGTTGTTTGCCATCAGGTGCTGAACCAAGATCTCCTTGTTTTACTTTAGCTTTTGGGTCGAATTTATTTTCCATTATTCATCTCCTTCTTCAATATCAGATTCTTGAGTTAGATCTTCAAGTTCCATTAATAAGTCTTCTTCCTTTTCATGTAACTCTCTGATATCATCAATTATATCTTCTACTGTTCTTGTTTTCTTTTTTCTTGCCATTATAGTCTCCTATAGTTTTATCTTCTTAATTGATAATACATTTTTTGTAGGGATAGTTGTATACCCACCACCCTGTTTTATTTTACCATTGTCTTCAAAAATAAAATCAGCCATAACAACAGTTGTTTTATTATTGTGTACTATCCATCCTACACTACAACATACTGCTGTTTTAGATTTTTTAATATCAGGAATATCAGCCCAAGATACATCTCCAACAATATCTTCCCAATAAACCATTGCTAATGTATAAGGAAAATTCTTTTTATCTATAATAGGTAATTTATTCTTTCTCATTTATCCCTTTCTATAATGTTAATTAATATCCAAATATTCTATCTGAAGGGGTAAATTGTACTCTAGGAGTTTTGTTAAATCTTTCTGCATAACTAGTATGTGTTGGTCTACTCATACAGCCATATCTTAATGCATCATATGCGTGATCTTCCACATGTGTATTAATATCCTCTGGATTATTATCATCTAATGGAAGTGTTGGAAAAGTTCTTAGTAAGTTTCTACAAGTAGAAAAGATTCTAAGACCTGGTTCTTTTTTCTTTTCATCAACTAATTTTAATCTTTTGTGGATTTCTAGCTTTCCACTAATTCTGCTCTTAGGGGTTCTATCTGAAGGTCTCCAACGACATCCTGCTCGAATCATCGTTTCTGCAATGCTTGGGCCCACATCACCTCTTTTTGCCCATGTACTAGCGTCTAAGACCCCGTAGCGTATGTATTCTCCGTCCTCTAGCTCTAAGACTTTTCGTGCAAATACATCTGCCGTAATTTTTTGGGTATATAATTCTCGATATAGCCATAAATTATTATCATAATCAATAGCAAACCAAAGAACACAAGCAGGAGAAGAGTAGCCCCAATCTGCAGCACGAAAACGCTGCCAGCCTTTAGGTACTTCAAAAGGTTCAACAACATGAATCTCCCTATCAAATTCTGGAAATGCTGCATTTGAAAATGCATCCCAATTTCCATCTAAAAATTGTTTTCTTTGTACTTCTGGTAAAGATGATAACATTGCATAGTAATCATCTGTTTGCATAAGGTACGGATTGTCTTGTAACTTTGCAGGAATAAATCTTCTGGTTATATACTTTATTCCTTTGGGTGTAGTTATCTCTACGTTAAAAGCTATATTTGGATCTATAGGATCCACAAACATCTCTTTAACCCATTGTGATCCTACATTACCTGGATTTCCTGTAGCTCTCATGTAAACTGGTATATCAGGATCAACTGATCTAAGTGACGATCTTAGAAAATTATATATATCTGGCGAAGGATATTGTGGAAGTTCGTCTATTCCTATCCATGTGTAAGATTGCCCTTGGTAACGTAAAGCGTCTGTCATGTTCTCTGCGTACCCGAATTCTATCTTTGCTCCTGACGGGAATCTCCACTCTTTTTCTTGCTCTCTCCATTTTGCTCCTGGAAATGCTCGTGAGTATAATCTTTGAGAATGATTAATTAAATCTCTTAACTCAGGCATTGTTCTACGTATTAGCAATGCTCTATGATTTTCTTTATGACAATATCGTAGTGGGTCAATTAACATTGCATATGACTTACCACCACCTCTTGCACCACCATAGAATACTTCTCTTTCTGGTGCAGCTAGGAATTCTGTTTGAGGTCCTTGATTAGGTTTGAATATAACCTTCTGCTGAGAAATATGCTCCTGTATACTTTTAGGAGCTTCATCTATTACGTCTTGTGTTATAAGTTGTTGCTCTTTACCATCTAAAGCTTTGTTAATGGTTAACAGTTTCTTTTTAGTATTTTCTGCGTGAGCCTTGGCTGAACGTAAAGATTGTTCTGCCTTTGCAACTTTCTTACGTGTTCTTGCTAAAACTTCTTTAGCTGATCGTTTGGCTTTTCTCTTGACTATCTTCTTTGGCTTTGGAGGTGGTATCTCGTTTAACTCTTTTGTTAAGTCCGACATATGAGATGTACCTTCCTGTTTTTCTTGTTAGCCATATTGCCACTTCTCTCAATGAACATGTTTTTAAATAATTCTTTGCTTCTTCTAATGCTTTTAGTTCTGATTCTATTGGTAACAGGTATTCTCCTGTTTCATCTTTCTTATAACCAAATGGTACTGTTCTAGCCTTACGTTTAATCTTCGACTGGAGTAACAATTGATTCCTTTGGTTCTTCTTTTGCTGGTAGTATAAATATTCCGTGCTTAACTTGCATGTTTATATCTAGTTGGTCTTTCTTTGTCAAGCCAATTCTATCAAGGATTTGTTTTGCTGCTTCCATTCTAATATTAGCATGAGGAGTTGTACCATCCTCTTCTAACATATCTACCATTTTAGTAGCAGCTTTGGCTGAGTGAGATGCAAGGTAATTCTCCGCCCTTGCCACAATCTCATTTTTCAGAGATCGTAGTACTTTTGGGTAGGAGTGCTCTGAATATCCTGCTAACTCTCCCGCTTTTTTGGGGTTGCCTCTTGCTTCCCCGAACAATGCGTCTAGAAACTTTTCCTGTGTATCGGTTAAGCTTTTCTCTTGAGTCTTTAGAATAGTAGAATCCATGTTTTGCATTTATAAGTTCCATTAATAATTTAAATGGAATGTCTTTTGTTGATTGTATCAAACTATAGAATGTTTTGTTTTTCTAATTTAGCTGTAAGTTCAGCTAGATTTTTAGCAGAGTAACTTTTACCAGCTTCTTTTCTTTTTCTCATATTCATTACTCTTTTCTTCATTCTTCTTTGCTCTAAATTTGCTACAGCTTTAGTTTTAGTTGGGTCAAATCTGTCTTCTCTTTTACCTTTAGTAGTTAAATACTCTTTATTTTTATAAGTAAATTTAGATTTGTTAGCTCCAGTTGCTTGATCAAAAGCTTCTTTAAAAGTTGAAGCACTATAAGCTTTGTTAGAAGTCATAGTTTTCTTAGCTCTAGCTTTAACATCAGAAAAATTAGTAAGATATACTTTTTTCTTACCTACTCTTCCTTTAGTTCTATCTCTTTCAAATTTAAAAGTACCTTTTTCATCAGATCTAACTAAATTTGATTTTTTATCTTTTGACTTTTTTGTTTTTTTATTTTTTTTATAGTCTACATTTCTGTACGACATAGTATTATCCCCTTGATATATTATTGTTAACAGAAATTCCTAGGAAATTTCTAATTAATGATGCAGTTTAGTGATGACCCCTGTGGCATAAGTGTATGCGAAGTGTACGTGTGTCCTTTTAAAGTGCATCTATTTATATTATACACATGATTTAGACTTTTGTCAACCATTATTTTAGGATTATTTGTTAACTGCGACATTATTGTACAAGATTTGTATTGACAAAAGTGAATATGAGGTGTATAATGTAACTATAGGTTACACGGGGGGTTTTATATCTATATTATAGCTAGATATATAACTCACTAAGGACCCCCCAGGGATATTGTCGGGAGATTTTAGGGTATTTACCCTAGAATATGTACCCAGAAATATAGCCCGCTATCTGGTTTACAGGGGTTTTGGGAATTTTAGCATAATCCTATATGTATATATCCAGTACCCCCCCATGCACCCTGCATACCTCCCTAATATCAACCCTAGTAAAACTTTTAATTATTCCCTAAAAATTTTTTTAAGGTTTATTCTTGGGTTATTTTTTTGGTTATCGCTTGGGGAAACTTTAGGTGGTGTAAATTTTTGTACCTATAAACAACCTTGTTAAGCACTCAGAAATTTTTATTAAGCCCAAAAAAAAAGAGCAATACTCAAAAATCAATTTGAATATTGCCCTTTAATATTGTCGGTAGTTAAGTTTGTAGTTGCTCGGTTTATTTATTGATTTACTACTTTTTTAATATCGCCATTAACCTCTAAATTTTCCTCGCAATATTTATAAGTAGTTCTTATTAAGTCGCTTGATAACATTACTTTTATATCAAGTATTGTTGCCAAAGCATCTTCACTCATCAAACTATAAAATTGCTCATACTTTTTATTTTTTGCTAACTCATAAACTTTGTGCAAGTCATTATAAAAATTATTCGCAGTAGTTTTAATGTTTGATTTATTGCCTTTGCTACCATTGTTTGATGTACCATTATATCGTTTCCACATCTCATCAATAGCAGTAGTATTTACAGGAATTAAAGTCTCATCTTTATTTGTTTTATTGATGTACTTTGCTTTAATTCTCTTGTCATGGTTTTCAACTTTAGTTATTGGCTTAACCGCTTTACTTTCAGCAACTAATACATTGTCTAAAATTTGAATATTGCCATGTTTATTAACACTCATTAAAGCTGATCTAATTGATCTCTCAACAATCATTTCAAATGCAGTATTAATATTATTTTTAATTGACCTATCATAATCAACTAATCCATAAGAGTATTCTCTTAAACTTTTAAAAGTATCAAATTTCTCTTTATTATCTTTAAGAGTAATTTTATCTTTCATATTAGTTTGATATTGATTGATTACTGCAATTAATTCCGAAGTAATTTTAGGAATATAATTTGTTAAACTTGTTGCAGTATTCATAGCCGATTGTAAATATGAAGTTAATTTTTTTGAGTTAAGCATTTCAACTGTTGCTTTGTTCTCATCTTTTTTAACTTCTTTTTTTTCTGCTTTTTTATTCATAACATTTCCTTTATTAGTTATGAGCAACTACAAACTTTCGGTTTTAGTTTCCACTACTTACTCATTTCATTGAGCAGTTTTAAACCTAGATTTTTTTATTATGCTTTTAATTCTTTTTAAAAAAATCAAACTATCGAATTAATTAAACTTTTAAACTATCTGTTTTTTAGTGTCAACTAATATGCTTAATTAATTAAATTTTTATTTAATTATCTACATTGTAGAAAATAAGAACATTTAGAGAACATCACAATCTAGTCATAATCTTGCCATAGTCTTGACACAATCAACCATAGGTGGTATTGTTAAGAATATAAACAATTAACTTATGGAGAATAAAAAATGAGTGAGAATAGCAACAATACTAAAATGATAGTTAATGAATTAAGAGAATTAAAAAACTCTATTAATACTCTTAATTTAATTTTAATTAGTTCAGATATTGGTATCAATTTAAAAACTCATACCAATTATGAAGTAAATAAAAACCTACTACCAAAATATAAAAATATATTAAAAGAAATAAACAATGATTAAAACAATTAAACACATATTGAATACTTACAACCCTAGATATTACAAATATGATTGGCTTTGTTATTGTAAGATATGCAGATTTTTAAGATTAATAAAGATAAAAAAATAAATGGACATAAAAAACAATAAATTACTAACAACTTTATTTATTATTAACATAGTTATTTATAGCTATTTAATAATTGAATATCTAAAGTTATGAACTTTAAATTTTTAAAACTATTATTGTTGTTGTTAGTGATAACAATAATAGTACAAGCCCATCACACACACCAAACAACCCAAGAATTGCTACGAATTTTAGCAAAATAATTTCCCACTTTATAAATTGCGAGGGGGCAAAATTAAAATAACTTTCGCTTGACACATATATATAGGTGTAATAAGATATTTTTATTATTAACTTAAAAATATGAAAGGAGAGTTATGAAAGCATTACTTTATGTTTCAGTTATATGGCTCGTTATGGGCATATTAATTGGTATGATAGGAACATTATGATTGATGAAATAGTATAAGCCCTATCGGTAGCAATACTGGTAGGGCTTTTTTAATTCCCACCTTACAGTTGACACACCCCCACAAATTTGATAGAGTATAAGAATAAACAAAAGGAGAACTTATGACCGACCAACAAACAATGGAACGAGTACAACAAGAAGTTGTTAGTGCTAACCATGATAAGTTATATCAAGTTACACTTAAAGAAGTTCAAACTAATTTAAGTGAAGAAGTTCAAACCAAAATAAAAGATATGCTTAAAACACAATCACCAGAAAAAGTTAAGCAAGCTATCTATTTATTTTTTAAAACATAAAAGAATTTTAGTTCCCTCTAAAGTTAAACCCTGCGTGTGTCCTTGACATATGCAGGGTTTTTTTATATACTGACCTTATGATTAAAAGCAAACATAATAATTTATTAAATTATTTTTTATATGATAACAAAGATTTATCAAAAGCATATGTTAAAAAATGTGAAAAATTTTTTAAAGAATTAAAAACAAAAAAAGAAAATAAAAAAGTTTATGAAACACAAACCATCAACAACATCAAAATGGAATAATGGATTTAAAAAAATTCATGATTTAAAAGTTGAACATATAAATAATAATATATTGTTCACTAAATTATCAGATATATATTCACACTTTGAAATACTATTTGATATGTATAACAATGATAAATTAACAGATAGAGAAAAAGCTGTATTCAATCAAGTTAAAAAAGAAAGAGTTGTACATAAAGTTAAACAAGAATACAAAAAAAAACTTAACAAGATTATGAGTGCAGGAGAAAGAAGAAAAGTTGGGTATCTTAAATACCGAGCAAAATTAAAACTTAATAGACCACCACCAAAAGTTATAGCTAAAGCTATGGTTAAGTTCTCAAAGGTAAAATAATATGTTTGAATTATTTTTATTTTTATTTACTGACTTTGATAATCGTATGGGTAATTTCCATACACTTAAACAAAAGTTTAATACATACGAGCATTGCATTGAGTATGTAGAAAAGAATAGATTAGATAACCCAGATGGTATGGGACAAATCTTTATACCAACAAATCAAATCATAGGTCTAACTTGGTGTAGACCAGTTGACATATCAAAATAATTATAGTATATTATAAGGGCAATCAACCGAGAGGGTGGTTGTCCTTTTTGTTGGTTGTTTACACTAATATTAATTAACCCAACAATCAAGGGGGGTGAGTATTCTTCCTACAACCATACTAGTTCGTGTTGTAATATAGATACTACTCACCCCGAAGTTAAATCAATAATAACAAGGAGTAATATGCAAATAAAAACATTTGAAGTAGTTGCCCCAGAAAATATACGAGTTGGTAAAATCAATGAGTATATTTATACATTGATGACATCAACCAAAGCTAAAAAATTTCGTGCAGGTTTTATGAAAAAAAATGGTGAGTATAGAGTAGGCAAGTTTGATTTATTAAATCGTTCAACTTGGAAACAAACTGATGGTACTATGTATAAGCGTAAAGGTAAAACAAGAACTACTAAAGCTGATGAGTATATACTTGCACACGACCTAGATAAAAAAGCACCAAGAAATATTTCTGTTGCTAGATTGAAGTGGTTTAGTGTAGGTAAAAAAGTCTATAAAATCAATCGTTTAGAGCTTAATAATACTATTACGATAGCAATATTTGAGAAGGTAAAATTCAATCATCTTAAATTATTAATGCAGAAAGGAACTATCAATGAGTGAGTGGTGTCAGAATAAAAAATGTCCACAAAAGAAAAATCAAAATCAAATTCGTGGTAGTAAAGGTGCTAAATATTATCAATCTAATAAAGTTAGTGGCTACTATAAGTATTGGTGTAGTATGGGTTGCCGTGATGTATGGTGGCAAGACCATAAAGATACTTGTATGAACGCAGTTGGTTTTATTGACAAACAAGTATTACCTTTAGATGACGCTTGGTATGTTGAGTATAAATATGGATATAATCTTGATGAATCTAATCGTTATCATTTAATAAATAGACTCAAAGGAATTAGCCGAGTTATAACAAAACAACAAGCACAAACACCAGAACAACAAGCAGAAGAATATGGTAGTTGGCAAACCATAGACGACACACAAGCCAAAGAACTAGCAATACAATTAGGTCTAGCTAGTTGACACATCAATCAATTTAATATATATTATAGATACTACTGACATCTAGTTAGTAGTATCTTTTAATCCATAACGAAAGGAGTACTCATGGAACAAAAAGAAATAAGACTCAATGCCATTAAACGAAAGTCATTAACTAATGATTATCGTAGGCATTGTGAAACACAACACTCTCACGAGAAAGAAGATTTCTTTGACTCAAGAGAGAAAGCAACCGAAGCTATTGATTCTTCCTTTGCAACTATGAAAGATGTAGTTGAAAGAAGATTTGAATTAGCTGATGTTGCACAACTACAATCACTTCAAAAGAAATATAATACTGTCAATGCCGTAGGCACAGATAGTTGTTTCTTTATGAAAGTGCTAGACACAAAGGTACTAGATGAATACAATGATGAAGTAGATAAATCAAATCACTTCTCATTTGAATTAGATGGTGGCTTTAGTGGTACTCGCTATCGAAGTTATGGTAGCAGTAATCATGGTAAAAACTTTGCCTATGCTATGTATCGTGAAGATATGAAAAAGGTAGGGTTAAATCCAGATTGCAATATTGAATCGGATATTACTAATGCTGATAATGGTAATGATAGTTATAGCAGAAGAAGTAATCCTTATCTGGCTCAATGTAGAAATGATAATCATGCTTGGCTACAAGGTGGGCAAGGTGGTACTAACTTATATACTGAGTGGAAAGATAAGTATCAACTACACATCATAGGTACTGGTGGTTGTCGTTCAAGAGCAATACCTTGTTCTGACTTGGAGTATGCAAAGTTTGAAATGATGCACCAAGCAAAGCAAGATGTAGTATTGAAACACACAAAGTGGATTCAAACTATTGTTGCTAAAGTTAAAAGGTTTGAACAAGGAATCAAACAGATGACTAAGTTCTCTCAAGTAGAGAAGTTTGCCAAACACTCTAAAGTTAATTGGCAGATATCTCCAGAGATATTGGCAGATAAGATAGGTATGGATATTGTTGTATCTATTGATGACCTTGCAGATTCTATTGATAGTATCGGCAAACCTAAACAAACAAGAGAAGAAAAGATACTTGCTTGGAAACAAGCACAAGGTATCAGTCTTGCTTCTTAATAACTGAAAGGATATGGTTAGGGGAGAAATCCCCTAGCCTTTTTTAATATGACAAAGCAAACAATTAAATTTACTAAACAAGATATTGATAGAGTGCATTTGTATGGACATAAGTATGATGTATGGGCAGAAATAATTTTAAAAAGTGGAACAGAAATAAGAAGTCACGGCACAGAATTAGAAAACCTAATACTAGATAAATATAAATCTTATGTTGCCTTTAGTGCAATTAAATATTTTTGGTTATCTAATAACAACGGAGAAGATTTTAAGGTATGATATATATATTAACCCCCCTGCAACGACAGGATACTATAACATAAAATGACTGAAAAAACCATACGACAAATTGACACACCTATTAAAGTGTGCTATAAATGTAACTCAAAAGCAATAGTAATTGTAGATAAAAAATACTACTGTGCTACTTGTGAACTCAGAAGAATAGGAATACAACCAGATGAAAGTATATCAAGAATCAAAAAAGAAAACAGCTACTGAATTATTATACATAGAAGTAATCAAGAAAGCATTTAGTGATGTATTTAATTTAGGTAATGCTTCAGACCAAAACCAATCTCTTACACAATCACAAGCAAAGAGTTGGTTTAATATACATAGCAAAGACTTCAAACTTATATGCGAACACGCAGGAACAGAACCAGAATACATAATGAGATTGTATGATAACTTGAGTTATAATTATAATTCTGGTAAGATAACTAAAGACCAAGTTAGATTTGGTATTAGTAGATTAGATTTAAAAATATGAATATATTTCATTTAGATAAAGATCCAAAAATATGTGCTGAATATCATTGTGATAAGCATGTAGTCAAAATGATATTAGAAACTGCACAGATGTTATCAACTGCATATCGTAAACACTTTGATGAGTGTCATCATTATGCAGAAATAGGAGTTGACCTATATAAAACTGCATATCCTAAACACCCTATGACAATATGGGTTGGTGATAGTGGTGGTAATTTTTCTTGGACTATGAAATTATTTGAGCAACTACTAAATCAATATACAATAAGATATAAAAAAGTACATAAAACAACTCGTATATTTAATTTACTAAATAAAAGTTATAAATATTGGAATGAATTAACTGGCGAATTCACACCACCACCACTATGTATGCCAGATGAATACAAATCTGATGACTACATACAATCATATCGCAACTATTATATCGGAGATAAAAAAAGATTTGCACGATATACTTCAGTTGACACACCAGAATTTATGTGCTAATGTACATAGATAACCAACAAGGAAAACCATATGGAAAATAATGATACATCTTGGGGAATGAAATGGATGAGAACTGTTCGTAAGAGAGCAATTAATATTCTTGCAAGGATTGAGAATGACAGAAGACCTACGCAAGAGTTAGGCTATGAGATAAGGAAGTTGCATGAGGCATTTACTTATTGGAATAGTGATGTTGCTTCTTGGGAAAAGATTCATACAGAAATTCCGCTAGATCAAACAAGACTAGAAGAACAACAAAAGCATTTGGATTCAGCAATCCAAGCTGAACATAGTGAATAGTATTTTTAGTTTAATAGTGTGGCTTGTAGCTATACTATTAATATTAAAGTTTGTATTCAAGAAACGAATCAATGGGGATTTGTGGGTATACCTAATCCCCATTATTTGTGTTGTACTTATGGTTTCATCTTGGATAATAATAGCAATAAATAGTTAGGAGATATAATGGCAGACTTAAGAACATATGTGTTTGAAGATGGTTACACATTACAACAAAACATGTTGCTTCGTGCATTAAAAATGCAAGCACAACATGGATTACTTATGACTAATCCTAGAGTAACAGGATATACATCATTTGCAAAGGCAGTCATAGGTAATTTTAAATTAGGAGATAAGACACCAAAGACTTGTAAAAATCTTTATAAGTATTTATGTGAGAAAGGATATTATGAAAGCATTAATAAAAAAGTTTAATGTATGGAGTTTATATTATAGGGCAGAGATTATCTGGTTTATAATTGGATTTATAATAGGAGCAATAATATTATGATACACCCATATGCTGAAAGCAGAAAACGAGCAAGAAAAAGATGGAGACAAAGTCCTAAAGGTAAGGCTTGGGATAGGGCATATGGTCAACGACCAGAAGTTAAAGCAAGAAGAAAAGAATATGTTATACAAAGAATAATTAAGGAGTGTGCAGTATGAACAAGAAAAAAACTATGCGTACTATTAGAGATATGTTCTTTGATTTAAAAAATGACAAAGACATTATGGACGACTTTGCTAATATTACATATGATGTAGGTTATATGGTTGCACTATGTATAGCACTTAAAAGAAAAAGAGTAGCAGATAAAATCTATAATTACTTTTTGAAAGGTTGGTAATATGAAAATAAAAGATATAGAAAAAAAGATAGGAACACTATCTAATCCTGCGAAGATGCCTTCGTATGCTTGGGGTATACCAATACAATACTGTGTGACAGGTAGTAAGTTAGCTAAACAAGAAGGAACTATATGTAATAAATGTTATGCAGGTAAAGGTTGTTATGTGTTTCCAGTTGTTAAAGCTATGTATGAAAAGAGATATCAAGCTATTGAACTACCAGAATGGGTAGACTATATGGCAGAACTACTGACACAGAAGTACAAAAACCTAGATAAATCAAGGCAATATCATAGGTGGTTTGACTCTGGTGATGTGCAATCTTATTCACATTTGATGAAAATATTTGAGGTGTGTGAACTCACACCACATATAAAATACTGGTTAGCTACAAGAGAATATAAAATAGTAGACCAGATTAAAGAAGAAGATGTGCCAAAGAATTTATGTTTGCGTGTATCAGCAATCAAAGTAGATAGTCCACCACCTAAATTTTGGAAGTGGACATCTGGTGTACACAAAGATAAACCTGCAGTAGGTAGAGAATGTCCTGCACCTAAACAAAATGGTGAGTGTGGTAGTTGTCGTGCCTGTTGGAGTCGTTCAATTAAACAAGTAAGCTATAAGGAGCATTGATGATAACATATACATTTACAGTACCAGGTGGACAACCTGAAAAAAAGATTGAAGCAATGAGTTTAAAGAAAGCCACTAAAAAATTTCAAGGTGGTGACGCAGAAGAAGTAACAATAGAATGGACAAGCCGTAAAGGTAATCCAAGTAGTAAGGTAGTTAGACTACCATATAAACCTAGATCAGAAAGGAAAGGAAGACTTTGAGAATACTAATACTATTAATATTCTTATGTCTAACATCTTGTAAGACAACAGATGTAGACCCAACAACAAGTGTATTAAAATATATAATAACTAATGGGAATAAATGACACACACATTTAAACACCCAAACTATTATAAAAAAATAAAAAAGCAAAATCGCTTGACAAATAAAGAAAAGTATGGTAAGGAGAATGACAATGAAAAAATACAAAATCAGACTGACAGGCATGGGACTAGAAGCAGTAGGGATAATACCATTTCCAAACGAACCAACGATTGAAGAAGTAGAAGACGCAACAGCTTTATATCTAAATGAAAAGTTAATGAAGATTGAAATTGATGGAAATTTTTATACTAAAGATAGATATGTATTAACATACGAGGAAATTAATTGAACTACAAACAACAACTAGAAGTAGTACAAGGGCTATTCATTCCACCAGATACAGCAATGAGATTGGACTGTCCATTTTGTAATGGTAAGAACACACTATCAGTAGATACAATGCACAATAATATTAACTGGTATTGTTTTCATGCGTCTTGTAGTGCCAAAGGAAAATATCAAGGAGAAAAGAATATGAACTATGTGAATGCCACATTCAGACAGAAAGAAGAAAGTTCAGATACAGAATTTATAGTACCAGATAGCTTTAAGATATTAGATTCAAATGATAAAGCTAAAAAATATATACATAAAAATAATTGTTGGGAGGCTTGGTCTTGGGGTAGA